ATGAATTTGGAATGTATACTGCGGGAGTGGGAGTAGTTTCAGTTATATCAGGAAGTTGAGCGCTACCACTATCTAGCTGAACTCCCGGATTAAAATTTTTGCCTTCGGGATTTTTATATCTGCGCTGAAGCCAACTCTTCGTTGCTGCGGAAACGCGAGTATCCGAGAGAGCTTGATCGAGCGTCATGATTCCCTGTTCAATCCGCTGGGCGATTATAGGGGCTCGATCTTCTGGAGGTTTCTCATCAACTTGTGGAATTGACCTACCACTTTGCGAAGATGAAGGAGGAGGAGGAGGAGGAGCGATCTCTTGTTGCGGCATCATCCCAAGATCCATCATTCTCTTTTCATAAGCTAGGCTGTAATCACTAACCCTCTTAGCGAGTCTGTCTCTTTCATCTTGTAACGGCTTTAATGCTGTAATAGTTCTCGGATCATTTGGAGCTGTATAAATATTCGCCATCGCTGATTTCAGATTTGTATCCGCTTGCTTCAATTCAAGATCAGTCTGAGCCCAGCCATTCTTCAGTGCTTGAGTCTCATCGTTCTGTAACTGAATATCAATTCTTCTATCTGACTTCCGGTCTGTAGCTAGCTTAAGCCCAGTTTGATGACCGTAGAGAATTTCATCTTCCTTCAACTTTATTGCTGCGTCAAAAAGGAGTTTTGCTCCATACTTATCCTGATTGATTGCAACAATGAGAGCTTGATTCCCCCTTCCAAAAACAGCTTCAGATGCCACCGAGTGAATATCAACACCTTGGAGATTCGGATATGCAGCGACAGCCTTATCAATCCTCTTTTTCTCTGTTTGCATCTCGTCGAGCTTTGCCTTGTTCTGATCTATAGACTGCCCTCTAATCACCTGTTCTTGCTTCGCTGCCTCTTGCCCAGTCTCAAAGGTAATCCCGGCACGCTGTCGCGTTGTAGCTTGATAGTCGATATCAGCTTGAGTTGGAACGCCAATGTCTGCCGCATCCGAGAAGAGTTGCTGCTGCGGAGTCGCATTTGCTCTTGCCTTTGCGATCCTGTCCCTCTCAGCTTTCACTGAACCGGTTCCAATCTTTTCGAGGGGATTCTTATTCTTAGCTCCAAGAACAGTTTTCGAGAAGGTCTCTCTAGCACCCTCATCCATATTTGAAATCCTCTCAATGAGAGTAGGATCGTTTAGGACAAGTTGCTGAAAACGCTGACGAGCGGTGTGATCCGGGGCAACTCCGGCAAGGAGATTCTGAAGAAACCCCTGGAATCCTTGCTGAAGGTTTGGATTATCTGCCCACGATTGAATGTATGTCATCCTCCTGTCCCTCCATATTGAATGGTTTGTGGATTAGGTGTCTGCCAACCTGGAGGAGCTTGGTTAGGAGGAGACCAACCTCGAGGTTGGTTAGGAGGATTCCAACCTCCAGGATTATTAGAATTATTACGGTTGTTGAAAAGTGCACCTATACCCTGCCCAATAAATGGAAGAGCTGCTCCTAGAATTCCACCCCAAGGACTACCTTGTTGGTTCGTCTGAGTATTCCTCCCTTCAATTCCAAGCCCTGTTGACTGTCCAAAACTTTGGAAAAGTTGAGCAAGTGCCGCTGCTTGATTCTGATTCGCCATTTGATTTGTATTCTGACCCATGCCCAACATGTTCAAGAAGTTCTGTTGATTCTGTTGGAAGTTCTGACTGTTAAGTTGATTTGACTGCCCTTGAAAGTTTGCACGTTGATTGGCGTTCGTGAGATTGAATCCATTCTGAGAGTTCGCCTGGGACATAGCATTTGAATTATTCATCTGTCTTGCTCCATTGTTTAATTCTGCGGCCCCAAGACCAAACTGATTTCCCAATCCCTGATTCGCAAGGAGAGCTTGAAGCTGCTGCCCATTCCGGGTATTCATAAATCCCGAGTTCTGCAAGGCTTGCTCAAGTCCCATTCTATCCATCGACTGTTGCTGATTGAAATCTTGTCCTCGACCAGCAAGAGCACTTTGAAGAAGGTCGTTGGAAAAATTGTTGTTTTGACTCATCCCTTGAAGCATAGCTTGCTGATTTCCAAGACCTGCTTGCAGGGATGCATTCATATTTGCAATTCCTACTTGCGCATCCTGCCCTCTACTGTTTAATCCGACATCAGCTCTAGTTCCACGCTCTGAAAGATCTTGCTGTTGAAGACCTTGAAGAGCCTGCTGAAGAGCGACTGTCTGATCTGCGCTTGCCGCTGACTGCAAATTGCTATTTGCAAGCTGAGCACCAGACCCAATAGCACCAGCGCCAGCCGCTCCAAATCTTGCATTATTGTTCGCTGTAGCTTCGGTGAGCGCTCGCTCCTGTTGAGTCTTAAGTGCATTAAAATACGGATTGTTCATGTCGAATTGCGTTGCCGCTTCGAGAGCAATTCCCGGCCCGATATTCGCCTGCTGTGCTGAAGCTTGAGGAATGCTTGTATTTCCTAGCGCACTCTGACCCCTTCCAAGCAATCCCGAGATAGTATCAGAGAACCCAGAATTCGCTCCTCGCGCAGTGTACGATGAGAGGGCCGTCTGATTCACTCCACTTAGATCCGCCGTTCCTGTCTGTCCTTGACCAAATTGAGTTGGAATCTGAGAAAGTTCAGCGGATTGGAATTGCTGATTCTGATAAGGGTTCTGATAGTTCTGCCCGTATTGACTCGCACCACTACCAATCCCACTCGCGATAGCTGCATTCGCCCCACTTGGATCAGGAATCTGCCCATTAAGCATATTGTTGAAAGAGTTCGTGAATGGACTTCCCGACGAATTGAATGAATTCGGAAGTGGATTTGCGTTCCCCATTCTTGGTTGCATCCCAGAGCTATTTACAGGAGCGTTCCGAGTTCCTTGGAACACCCCATTCGAATTAATAAACCTCTCATACGCAGCTCGCTGCTGAGGGGTCATATTTGGCCCACCGGCTGCCCCATTACCGGCTCCCTCATTTTGGTACGTCCCTCCCCCATTACCATGACCTAGGGGATTCAACCAGGAATTTAAAGGTCTCTGCTGCTGCCCCATAAATTGCCCGCCAGCATTACCGTTTCCAGTAAGCTGTGTCATCAACCAACTTTGAAATTCATTTGCAACGGGAGTGGCTGCTCCTCCACCTGACGTTGTTTGAGTTGTGCTCGGTCCCATCGTTATTCCTTATTGTAAAGGGGTCTGTTCCAAACAGCTTCATCCTTCAACACACCATATGATACAGTGTCAAACCACTGACCTTTGTAGAATGCGGCAGATCTCTTCACTCCCTCAACAGAGATTCCACATCCCCTTACAAATTCGTGAACTCGACCTTTCACATACTTCGGAATACTTGCATTCAATCGTTGAAATCCGAAGTGATCGAAGGCATGATGAAGCATCGCATGGAAGAGAGGTTCTCTCCCAGCGACTCTTCTATCAAAGAAAGCGAAATGAACAGTAGCCTCAAAATCACAAATGTCTGTGAGATAAAAGATTCCAGTCTTCAAATCATCCACACTCCAGAAGAGCCCTCTGAAAATTGGATCTCCAGACGGTATCGAATAGTCCATGAAGATTTTCATAAAATCTTCGATGCCATTAAGAGGCCTGCCAAAGATAACAGGATACTGGCTCATCTGAATGTAAAGTTCATTCAAGGAAGAAAGTGAAATCTCTAACGGTTTGACTGTGTGGTACACAACCTTCTTGCCTTCCACACATTGAATAACGATGCTTTCCATTTACTTCTCTCTTGTATCGGTTGTTTGAATTCCTAAGATGCGATATTCTAGTATCTCGTAGGAACCCACAGTTGATTGAATTTTCCATACATACTCACTTGTTGTGATGTTCTTGAAGCAAGTAAGTATCTTTCTTTTTCCGAGGTCAGCGATTCCGAAAGTAACTGTCTTGTAAAGCTCGAAACTATCTCCTCCATTACGCGAGAAGAAGACTTCAAGGTTCCCCATCCGCTTCGGTCGATACTTCAAAAGAAGTTTTGTAACTGAGATATTCTGTTTTTGTAAAGCGAAAACTTTTGAAATGATCTCGCTAGTAAAAATCTCCCCGTTATCAGTATCAGATGCTGAGTCATCCTGGAGAAGTACCCCGTTCTTCAGTCCGTATGTGATAACAGAAGGACTTATCGAAGCATCACTAAGATCATTATAGTCTCCTACAAGATCATCATAACTACCGACAAGTTCATCGTATGTAAGAGTTTGCGTGATTTCATCAATGGGAAATACACCATTGAGGAGATACCTTTCATCCTTCACCCAAGATGCAGTATCAAAATCAAATACATACACAATAGTAGTATTTGAACCACTATTAGGAATGCAAAGATGATATCTATGACCAACAGGATCGAATGATCCCTGTAATAAGAGGTTATCTGTGATCGAATCTTTAATACTCTTACGTACTGCATCTCCAATACGAAGCGGAGAACTGCCAATCTCGTATGTATAGACATTATTCGATCGGTAATCATACCAAGTGACTCCATTAGCTGACTGAGTAATGGAATCTGGTGAATCACATCCAATGTGGGGATATGACGCAGTGAATTGAAATGGAAGAGAGACAACTGGGCGCTTCGTTGCAGTCCACAAAGAGCGTTCTCGCATAATCAATAGCACACTCGCAAACCCAAAAAGTCCTGTTATCTCATCACTGAAGTCCCCTTGCCCTTCAACAAGAGCTACATGCCCAGCCGAGATATCAACAAGAGGGCTCCACTGAGCGAAGTTAAGATCCCCGCTCCACCCAACTTGAACAGGATTTGGTGAAGTGGCATCATATAGATTCGCCCCTATGATGCGATTGAAAAACCCCGCTATATACTTATACTTCGGCGCGTTCCCAAGATCAGCATATGTATTTGCGCTGAAGTTGATCTCTTGAATCTCATCGAGTCCTGTCGTGAAAAAAAATCGGTCACTGATCGCGAGAGTTTTTTGACGTTGAGAGACTGTGAAACCTAATCCCGTGATTTGCACCCAACTAACTGATGACCGCTTCCAAATTTCACTTGCATCAAACCGAACAAAAACACCAGTTCCATCAAAACGTGAAAATCTAATAACATTAAGAATAGAATTAGTGTTTGGGATGGCTCCTTGAGGAGCGAAGGCATCATCACTTGAGCCATCCCGAGGGAAAATAATATCCCCATAGATTCTTTGATTCGATGCACTTTGGGTCTGCTGAAGCTTGATATCTGCTGGATCAAGCCAAGTATTAATTCCCCCACTCGCCTTGTCAGAGAAGAGTTCAACATCTTCTTCCGTCACCTGCGCCATTCCAAAGCGACTTCCGATGGGCCTACCAGCAAGATTTGGCATTATGCGTTCTCTACCCAGATGTCGTTAAAGAGAGTGAGAGTATAAACCTTATTCACTCCAAGGAGTTTATTCGCCCCTGTGTTCGTCTTGATGTAAGTTCCATGTACCAGTGTTGTTTGCCCGTCTCCGAGAACCTTAATCTCCTGCCCCTCTTGACCATGAGTAAAATTCGTAACTGAGATAGCAGCAGAGTTCACCGAAATAAGCCTAGTTCTATTTAAGGCGGATGGGATTGTCTCAGTAACTGGTATTGTGGAGGGCGGTTGTGTAGGGAGTTCAGAGAAAGTGACTGGAGAATAGAAAGTCACTTCATCGACAATCTCAAGCAAGGCTCCCGTTGAGGTTGCAAGATCCTCTCGTACAGTTTTCACGGTTCATCAAGTTCAAAGTGTGGCATATCAAGAAAGGTTTCATCCCTGGTGTCTTGATTACGATTCCAGTCTCCTCCCCATCGAACCTTGATTCCAAGTCTGCTTGCTGTATTCATCACGTAACCTGCAAGGAAGGCAAATCGAAGCTGAGTGAGAAGTTTGTTACTCCAGTCGATAGGATATGGGGCAATATCCACCGCTCTAGATGGAGATTTGTTATGATTCCCATGTGGCCATCTTACTTTCGAGTTGCCTTTAAAGTATGCAGCATTCTGCGCTTCCTTTCCCCTATGCCCTTCAACCACACTAAAATCAATTTCTTTAATTACTTCAGTCATCAGTGATTGAAGTCGTTCGTCACAGGTATGAAGCTGGGTGAGAGATTTCTGAGAAAAGGTTGGCATCTTTGCGTTACTCTGTTTTAGTTTGAGAAGAAGAACTACCTTTCCGTTTCGCGACCTTCTCATTAATCAAATCCACTTTTCTTAATGTAATACCACGCTCCGCAAAACCTAAAGCGAGATCATGCATATTACCTTTTATGAGATTGATTTCATCTTCTACTTGATTAAATCGAGATCTCAAGCCGTTCTGTCCATCCTGCCCAACAAGAGTTGTATTAACTATTTCCACTTTTGTTGAAATATGCTCGATTCGTGTGGAGAGATTTTTAATCTCTCTCACGATATACCCCAAAGCTGGTATGATAACTACCGTTACAACCCACTTCAAAAGTTCCATCAATTCTGCTGGGATATTCATGATCCTATAAAGTAGCTGGGTGACCAAGAATTCCTGGGAGAGGGTTCCCAAGAACATAATACCGAGATCGTGTATAGGTTACAACGGATGGCGCAATTCCGAATCCGAAGACAATTCGATAGACCTGGGACGCTCCAACACTCGCCCCCCATCCTGTGAAGTATGCTCCAACAGTCAACGGAAATCCAGAAACAAGAGCGGTAGTTTCAATGAAGATGCCCGTATAAGAGTAGTTATCGCTCTCAGCGAGTGAATGAGTGAGTGTCACATCAACTCCATTCGCAAGACCTACTCCAAGATCAAAGACAACCGCACTGGTGATTGCTGTCGGTGCAATTGGAGCTAGCGTAACATCCCAACGAGTCTTTGTTGTAGAGCCAGCGAGCGTCTGCCAAGGACCAACATACCCAAGAGTTGTGTTCTCCCACCGATAACGGAAGAAATTGTTATCGTAATAAGGCCCTAAAAAGGGGCTGGCATCATTTGGAATAGGTAAGCCATTAAGCGGATAAACATTTTGATAAGCGGTCATCCATGGCCCACCTCCACCAATACTATATTGAACGTTCAGTGATGTATTCGTAGGAGCATTCCCATTCGCCCCAAAGTTCAAAATACTCTCTGTATTGTCCGGCATGATCTGAAAGAGCGTTCCGATTTCGCTTACAATGGGGAAGAAGAACGCACTCGTTGAACCGAGAAGACTAGGAAACATCGAAGGATGTCCCAAAAGAGCCGAGATAAACTACACTGCCATCACTATACCACGAATAGATCGTCGCTTTCGATGCCGTGGTTGTAACTGTGATAGCTATATTTGCTTGAGTATTCCAATTTGCCGGGAAGGTTATAAGCCATCCGCCTACCACATCCTGCACTACACGAAGAATCCCCGAAGCCCCTGCTGGAGGGGTGGAGATTGTAAGCGTACAACTTGCCGTAAGCACAAGTTTTTGTATTGGTCCGTCTGTTGAGAAGTTGAGCGTTTTCGCACTCCCCGAATTTCCAGCGTCGTGTTCTGTTTTATAAAAAAGCTTCGAAGATATGGAAGCCGCCTGGTTTGCTCCCGATCCAAGCTGACTAATCAGCATTGGATCAGCAGAAAAGACAGTTCCAAGAAAGTCTACAATTCTCTCAACCATCATAGCTTCCTTCTCTCGAATATCAAGAGGAGCGTCTTTCGCGGGATCTGACCCGAGTGGTTGAGTCGGTTGATATGGATTAGTGTATGCCATTAGGGATACCTCGCTCTGAGAATTCTCGCTGAGGACATACTGTAGTCCTTCTCTTCCTTCGTCTCAGTCTCAATAAGATCCCTCAAGATATTATCTGAGACCGCAAACATCTGTGTTGCCTTGGGGATTGAACCCTTGTTGATCCAACACCGAGCAGTTGCTCTGTAAGCAATGAGTTCGTGCCACTCTTCCGGTATTGAAGGTCCAGTAGTTAGAACATCTCCAAGACTCTTTTTATACCACACCTTCACTTGATATCCATATGCAGGAAGATAATTAAATACTATCTTATCATCGAATCTCGCATATTTTGTTGGAATGGTAGTTGGAGGAATCGTATCATCCTCTGCATCCATAAGATTTTCATAATCTGTCTGGATAATAGTATTCCATGTCGTACTATTTACTTGTGTATCTAGGATTGTAATGTGTCTAACCGCATCGAGATCACTCACATACGATGCGAAAGAGTACGTGTTGATTCCTGGAGTGAGAACAATTACGAACTCACTATCTTGCTGGCGAAATTTGAGTTTCTTCGAAATCTCCCAGAAGGCTCTGTTGATATTCTGATTGACTTTCGTCAATGAGATATCATTCTGATCCATTCCAAGATTATCGTAGATTTCTTCCTGAAGATTAGCTAAAGAGAGACTCATTTCTTCTTCTGTTTGGAAGGAACGATTGGTTTTTGCATCAACTCATCAAATTTCCTACATGGATTCGACATGAACATCGAGAAGTTTAGATCCAGATTCACCAATCACTGCATAGATTTTTGCAATACCTTGAGTGACGAACTCTGAACCATCGGAACTAGGAAGTGGGAAGTCATCAATGAAAACTCTAAGCTCGGCGTCAGCGTTATTCGAGACAACCTTCCACTTCCCCGCTCCTATTGTAACTTTCATCGAGTGAAGTCCACTCGATTGAATGGCTGATTTGAATAAAGAGAATTGCATTTCTTCTATGAATAGAAAGGAGAGAGGTTAGCGAGGAGAGAGAAGGATTCTCATATCCTCAGCGAGAACCCCAACAGTAATCGTATTACCAACAACTTGACCAGCCGTTGTTCCAGCAATCACTCTACCAGCGGTTCCAGTATCTGGAATTACTGTAAAATGAGTCCCTACAGTAATCGCTCCCCCGGCAACAACAATAGCGATCCCGTCAACTTGGACGAGAAGACTCTCACCAACGACACCAGTTGTTAAGGGGCGGCCCGTTCCAAAAACTGCCTGATTGTCTGTGAGCTTTCCACCTACAGCCACACCCTTAAATCCAACATAGTTTGCCTGAGTAGCTGACTTGTTAAAGCCTGTCGCAGAGAGAAATACAAGATCACCAGAATTGATGACTGCGGCAGCAGCAGATGCAAGGATAACTGTTCCTCCCGGCTCATACGCTGTCATGTCCTCTCGCCCACGCGCAAACTTTAGCCAGCTCAAACCTGTCCATCTTCCACCTTGATTTGATTCCATAGCCATGATGGAGTCTCCTCTTAAGTTGGATTCGCGCCGACCCAACCTCTCCAATCATAGAAGTAGGATAGGATACGCATACGATTGGCAACGAACTGCGTCTGAGTTGGCTTATCTTCCCAATCTCGAAAGGCAATACCTTTTCGAGTCAAGAAGTGAGCATCGTTCAATCTGCTATCAAGCATCCAATAAGAAGACGTTGATGTGATAAACGGATTCACGATGATTTCCATCGAACGGCTACCAAGAACAGCTTTCACTGGATTTGCGTTACGGTTAGCCGTATTGAGTTCCCACTCCTGATTGAGAATTCGTTTCGCGTCCATCTCCATCCCAACTCGATTTGGAATAATAAGCTTATCCGGCATCGACATAATAGGATCGCCGTTCTCATTCTTCATATCACGATAAAGCTGAAGCATCGCAGTGATACCAGCGATGGAGAGTGCAACGGGCTGAGCAACGAGATTTGACTGAAGGGTCGTAGAACTCATGAGCGGATGGGATGCAGACAACAAAGCCAATCCATCCATACCGAGATACCCAGACGTTCCAGCAAATGAATCATCCAAGAAAGCCGCAACTAGGTATTCTTGTGTCATCTTCGCAGCATATCCAAGGTGAGTACCGCCCTTGTTAAGCTGATTATACAGATCGTCTTCTCTCGCTTCGATTGTTACACCATAACCGAGCTGATAGGTGCGATCAACAGCAGAGAATTTATCTGAGACATTGATCTTCGAGAGAACCGGACCTTCACCCTCATATGAACGAAACATGCGGGAAGGACCAGTAATTCTAGCCCGCTGAATTTCAACCTGATCGGTCGTACCAAACTTCATAATACTCGACGCTACAGTCGGGTATTCTTGATACGCGTTCAAGAAGTTATTCAGAAGACCTTTGCGAAAGAGGAGTTGTGAAGTTCCTCTTGTAGTAATTCCAAAACCGGCCATGTGCGTGTAATCCTATTAGTTAGATGGTGGCTAGCGCGGTGGACAAGAACACCCATTCTACAACTCGCTCCGCAAATTCAGTATCAATACGAAGAATGCGAACGCGAGCATCCGTAGTTGTGAGACTCTTATCAGCAGCAACTTCACCTGTTGCAAGAACGCGAACACCATATTGAGCACCCACATCAGCAAGAACAGGAGTAATATAAACATCACTCCCATTTACAAGATGCGACGCATAAATAGTGTCTGTAGATGCCTTGTAATACGGAATGATATTCTGACGCCAACCAACAACAGATGGTTGATTCGCCATATCATAACCTGGACCTGTCTTGTTTGCTGCCGCCGCAACACCTACGATAGTTCCGGCTGTCGGAGTTGTCGCCAGAGCCACAAGGATATTCGAAGAGCGTCCCAGAAGTGAGCCCTCATAAATGGCTGATGCGGTATTTGCCACATCATTCATCATCGGAGGGTTGTTTGTACCTGAATCAGGCTGTTTAGCCGGACCCATTGAAAAAGGAGCGAGTGGCATGTTAAGATCCTACTTAGGAGGTTTTTTTGTCTTTGAGTAACTCGAAGCGCGTTTCCGCACCCGACAGAACTCGTGATTCATTCTTTTTAATTTCCTGTTCGGGGAGGTCACGGAAATCTTCTCCCAACGCCTTCCCAACCTCTTTTGCTGCATCTGAATAGGACTTTCTAGGATCAAGCTTGAGCTGTTTGGATATTTCAAAGGCTTCATCAGAAGCTTGCTTGAACGCTATGTGAGTCGAATAACAAACTACATCGAGAATCTTATTGACTCCATTCTCCGTACTCGTGAGGTACGGAGACTTTGCTGCAAGTTCATTATCAAGTTTATATCCCTCAGAAGCCATACGAGCAATCTCTTCAGGAGTATCTAAACCCCACTGATAGGACTTACTACTCGGAGCCCCTGGAATTTTAAACTTATCCAAATACTTTCCGAAGGCTAGTCTATTTACACGCTCAGCTCGGAAATTCTCGATCTCCGCAGCAGACGGACTGTCTTCAATTTCAAGCTCGGGTAACTGGATAGAGTCACTCATTTTTTCATTATCTTGTTGAGGTCAAAGGACAGGATCTGATCGGGGGCATAGAAATCATCTTTCCAATCTTCATCGCTCATCTTCGCCCAGTCTGGATTCTGTGCCTTGATACGCTTCTCCGCCTCATCAAGAATGGAAGCTCCGCCGGGAGCAGAACTTACAAGGGGACGAGAGGTAGGAATGCGATGAGGAATAGGCTTAGAGGGTGAAGAAGCGGGATTCGCTGATGCTGATTGATTCTGACCACCGTAGTAATCTGAAATCATTGATGGATTCTGCATCATCGCCTGACCGATAGCTCCATCAATGAGACTTTTCACTATGAACTCGTCAGGCTCTCTATTGCCCAGAGAACCTTTCACATAAGTGATAAGATGCTCTCTCCCCTGATTTACAAAACCAGAATATATGTGTCCAGAGATAGCAGCATCAACCATACCTGCGATATTTCGCTCTCTCTTTGAAGCTGCGTTTTCAGCTAGCAAAGGAGCCATCATCCTTTGCATCTCAGATCGAACAATATCTGCTTGTACTTCTGCGAATTGACCATTGGTTGCCCGATGGTTCATTTCCTGAAAATCGTAAGTTGGTTGAACGTTACGAGATTCATATTGCTGGCGAAGACGTTCATTATCTTCCCGCGCGAATCGAGCAGCTTCAAGCGCCCTCTCTACATTTCGAGATTGCAACCCGAGCGCCCGTTGCATTTGCTCTTCGCTAAATGATACTGTCGAAGGAACCGGTTCTGCGGGAGTTATCAGTTCTGGGCTCTCGCTTTCTGGCTGATTCTGCGGTTCCAACTGTTCGTCTTCGTTCATCTTGTCCTTCCTCTTCGTAGATAGATGTGAGATTATGTATAATGCGGTCTACTGCTTCGAGCTTTCCTTGAATCTTGGAGAGATTATCAACCGAGCAAGCCTGCAAGTCCTTGAGGTATCTGACCCGCTCCTGTTGAATCGCCAATATTAATATTTGTGACTGAGTTGTCTGGAGGAGTGTACGAAGCTCCTCCATTTGGCTGTCCGAGAGCCCCTGCAAGTGGATTCGAAAGCGCGGGATTTGCATCTAGATTAGAGGTTGAGGGTGGAAGAGGGGGTGGAAGAGGGGGTGGGATGGTAATGAGATACTTCTGAGGATCTCTGATACCAAACGTTTCAAGAATCTTCGTGAAAATTTGATTAGCTCCCCTAATTGCAACCCTATAACCCTCGTGAAGGGTGGGATCTTGAGTCTGCGGGATAGCTTGAAGCAAGGGAATCATGGCGTTGTAATATTGCTGAGCCGCTGCGGAAAGTTGAGTATGAGTCTGCCGATCAAGCATTTGATTATTATTCTGATCGACCATCTTAACTTCGAGAATAAGCTTTTTTCTAAAATCTTCAAATGGCCTCTTGAGAAACATTTCAATCTCCGATCCCTTTGGAGAATATTGAAGTCTCTCAACACTCGGACCGTATTGAACGATATTAAGAACACTATCCGTGATGAGTTGAGAAAGAAAACGCAAAGTTGCTCGACGAGTGTAGTCTCCCTTTCGCTGAGATTCTTGAACCCGAAGTGAACTATCTGTTGCTGTCCCAGGTGTCCCTATTCCAGGCATCCCAAGAGTGATCTCATTGATACCTGTTCGCTGCTGCGAGTAGATCATAGCTTGATTTTCCATATTAAAGCTACTCGCATAGATTTCATCATTCTTTAACGCTTGTACATCATCCATCTCATCGACCCACCAAATCTTATTAGGAAAGATTGGTTCGTTATCTCGGATTGAATTTGTTCCTTTTCTCACCTTCCACATTCGCGTATTCGCAATGGTCCCGGAATCAATAATCTGTCGATGTTGCACAGAAATTTCTTCCTGGAATGAGCGATTCATTTCCGCAAGACCAATTCCCGTCCATCGAAAAGGCTTGGAGAAAAAGTTAGCCGTCCGATACGGCCTTCTCAAATCCTCAAATGGATTATGAGTCACACTCATAATGCTTCGAGAATCTTTATGATAGATTACACAAATTTCTCGGAAGACTTGCGAGGTATCAATAGGAACGTTGCGTGAAAGGGCTATCTGTTGAAGTGTTTTTGAAGGGGCGTCGATAACAAACTGAAGATAGATATAGAAGAAGTTAAGTTGTTGAGGCCAGTTGGGGATTCGGTCATCAAGTTTCTCTTCATTCCAAAGTGTATCTCGTACATTTGTAGTCGCCGCAGTTGGAGGAAGATAATAGTTCTTTAATGTTTCTACACTCCCCTTCCGAAACATACCCTCATTCTCAGCCTCTTGCGTTTGAATGGGATTCATCCAAAATACTTCTCCACACCACCTAGCCGTTTGAGGATCAGTTTGATCGAACGGCATGATGAAATTTGTAAGAGGGATTGACTTAACTACATTCCCCTCATTTACGATAACATCAAAAGATTTTCCATTCCGCATCCCTTTCCGAACAACTTTCTCCCATGTCGCCTGACCGATCCCAGTACCCAAAAGAATCTGCTCTTGAATGGCAGGCTTCAACTTTTCCAACATCTCTCCACGAACAAATAGTTCATCATCCAAAAAGATTTCAAGTTCATCTTGGATTACTTCAGCTTCAGGATCTTTGATGTGACATGCAACCTTCTGAGAAAGAGCCTCTAGGAGTTGGAAAGTTCGAGCTTCTGTTGCCTCAAAAGCAATCGCGGTTAGAGGGATGATGAATTTAGATGCTCCAAGAAACGGAAAATCAGACTGCTCTTCACCAGGTTTCGCAATGTAATCTCTCTGGTAATCATTAATATCTTTAATCCAACTTCCACGCTCACCGAGATGGTTGGGGATTTCCACCTCAAGGTGCTGAATCAGCGCCTCTTCTGTATCTAAGTTCAGCTTGAGTTGAGATGGGTAGTTCATTAGGGTATGGCAAAAATTCGAGAAGGGGCAACCACTGGTATTTTCACGTTCTTATGCTCCTTTCTATGACAGGAAACACAGAGAAAAGTACCGTTAGAAATATCAACTGCCTTTGACGGGTCTTCATAGACCCGAACGATATGATGAACATGCCGACCTTTACGAGAACAGCGATTACCCGTACATAAATAAGCAGACCTCATTCGAACCTCTTTAAGAAAGCTCTGGTATTCTGGAGTACGATATAGCTGATCCCTCAAAATATTCCAGATTCCAAAAAAGTCTTTATGTCCAAGTTTCTTGAGATTAATCAATCTCTTGATAATGACATTACAAGGAGGCGATTTAGGCATACTTAATTTCTCCGTAAGAGCTAGAAAAATTACGAGACTCTTTGAATTTCTTCATCGCCTCGTCAACCTGTTCACTTTGTCTTCCTTCACCTGAAGCTCTCCATACTTCCGGTCCCATCGCAAGTGCATCGAGAGCATGATAATCAGATCCGTAGGGAAAATTTCGATATTGATCGACGATGGAATCTTTCTGATCGGGACCAAACCATAATTTCCCATTTGCAAACCAAGGACGAAGCATTCGCACTCGATCTTCCTTTGACTTCTGTCTTGTTGTAACTGGAATCATCCTAAAGTGAGCACCTCGAATTCTCATCTCCCGCTTAAACACATTCTCATACAAAGCAGAGAAAAGAACCTTCTCAAATACAAAGGCTCTAGGATTCCACTTAGCTACAAGAGCAAAGCACTTCGCAATAAGTTCTTCAGTCTTAAGCTTTTCTTGCACGACTTGGAGGATATAAGTAATTCCCCATTTATCTGTCCCCGTTACCACGATTCCGCTGAAGCCTACCGTTGCTGGATCTAAGAGAATAACGATATCGAGATCTCTTGTATCTAATTTTTTGATTTCTCCATTGAGTTGAATAGCCGAGAGTTCAAAGTGTCTATCGTTAATCCAGGAAAAATATCTTTCCCACTCCTGGCTAAACTCACCCTCTGTCTCTATCGGATTATTCATATACTGAGCGTTGAAGAGTGCAGGATTTGTCTCCTGCATCTCTCGAATATCTTCCCAGCTTGTTGACTCAGGCCAAATCAAAACTTTCTCGTTCTTTTCATTCCTCTCGTAGATTGAACGAGTGTATGTTTTCAGTCGATCCTTGTGCATCTCCTTAATGAAAGCGTAGATATCATCTCTACGATATCTAACTCCTTCATAATCAACATGAGTATCCGTCATCGAAGTGTACATACCTTTGAGATCTTGAACCCAGAGTTTTGCGCCTTTGTAGTCCGTCTCAGACTGCATAGCATTGAGTCCAACGATATCATTAATCTTCATGACATCAAAATGCTTCCCTTGTCCCGCTGCACCTCGACCCATAACAGTGAAAGTAGCTTCCGGCCAAGCCTTTGAACGAGGAAGTTCAAGATTCGTCCTATTCACTCTAAGATGCTTTCCGGGAATAAGTTCCGGGAAGAGTGCTACCAAGAACTCCTCCCCGAAAATCTTATTCGTAATTGCAGATAGATTCTCAGCGCTCGTATTTTCTACTTCGTGTGCAAGAAGAATGCGAGCATTCGGTCCAAGATTACGAGGAAAGGGTTGATTACCGCTATCATCAGGAAGAATAATCTGAATTCCATCCGCGATAGTATTAATCGTTGTCTTGAGATTACCACGAGGCAGCAGGATCATCCTGAATCTATCTGCTTTCGTCGCATTCATCCAATTACAAAAATGTCCATGAAGATCTGTCGGAGTTCCATCAGGCTTGTGTAAACGATCAAAGCCAAGAATTGTATCCGACAAGAAAAAGAGATCTGTCTTTGTTCTCCTTCTCAGCAATCCCACTTCCGTATCTGTTTGAGACTCTCGGATCTTCTCTGACTTCCTTCTCAATTCATCCGTGTTGATTATTCTTTCTTCTGTATGCATGATTGCCCGAGTTCTTGATTAATCATCAAAGTGCCTAGGCCTCCGGCCTCGGCGCAAGCGCCGTCTGACGCGATGGCAAGTTCAGCGCGGCGCGGGTCGCTGCGGAAGCTTCGCCGCCACGGCGGCTAGCTTCCTGCGACTCCGCGGCGGAGGTCGGAGCGATGGGAGGTGGCTGGCCCGGACATAGAGGAGGGGAGGGACGGAGCGCAGGGCGAGGGCCTGCGCAGTTCGGAGAGGCGCTCACTTCAACAAGGACACCTTCGCCCCTTCAATATCAATACTCTCTCCCGTAATCATCTTGTGCATCTCCTCCGCAAGCAGTGCCCGTTGCAACCCCGCTGCAAGAGCATCCCTTTTTACCTCACTACCGAGGATGTTCACTTGCGTATTATATGTAACACTACTACCCGGAACAGCAGTTATATGCCTATCTGCATTCGTTAGGGATTCGAACGCTTTGAGGTTCACGGGCGCACAGGCAAGGGGAGCCCGCTGCTGCAATTCATCATCAGCAAGAAAATCAAGAATTCTCTGTTGAGCTTTAATGATCCCTTGTTTGCGGGTCTCAGGCAAATCAGCGAACTTCTGCTCTAGAACTCGCTGTTCGATATTAGCGATAAGTATCTTCCCTTGCCTGGATGTCGCAATAGCAGTAATCATCGCCTCCGAAAGAACATACTTATCGGCGAGTTCAGTTACCGTAGCTCCCGCAACGCGATCCATCACTATTGCGGTGTGGTGAGGCTTCCAAGACTTGATTTTAAGATTACCCGGTCCGGTTCCTTTCCTAGTTCTAGCAAACTCAATCATCTTTCTTCTCTAACTAAGGATATTTAGCTATCGTGCAGCAGGGAACTGAGGTCTCGCAAGCCTCTTCCGCATCCCCGAAAGTGTCTTTGCGTTTGCTGTCATCTTTTTCTTCGGGACTCTCTTGAGAATCTTGGCTGGGGCAAATGGTCCCTTCGGCTTATCTTTCATCTTAGGGGTGTGTGAACGTTAAGGGAAGTGGAATGCTTTCCACTCCCATTTATCTGGATCTTCTTCTATTTTTCCAGAACCACGGAGAAGGTGGAGCGTTGGTACCTCCAGTTGAAGGAGCTAAAGCAGTCCCTCGAAGGAAGACTTGATCTGGAGATTCCCCAAATCTGAATGGCACTGACGCACCCACGTCACCTGCGATCATCTTAGGATGAAATCCCGCCGAAGGGATCTCATTCATCCTAAGTCCATAGTGTTCTATGGTCATCGCTCCACTACCACCAGTAACTATCATCCAGTTGATGTCATCCCCTGGAGCCAGTGCGACACTCGCAGTGTTTTCAAACCAACCAGTTCCACCACCCGCAACAGTCACCGTAAGTCCTGTACTAGCTCCATTCTTCCTCAGCGTGAGAACGGTATTTGTAATCGTTGCATTCGCAGAGATATGCAGTTCGGCTATCGTAGCTGTACAAGCTTCTGTGATGCGAGCTTTCGTATGCTCTTCTGTACCGTATGCTTCAGGAGAACCAAAAATAGGCTCATATAATGTAGACCCTCCCGTACTATATACGAGGGCATTAGAACTAACAGCTTGTACAGCTCCAGTTGTGTGAAACTCTGTTCGCTGATTAGCATTGAAGTTACCAGCTCCCCCTCCACCCAAGACATATCTACCTAATGTATCATCAACAGCAACGCTATCCGTGTTAATATTATCAGTAAATGTTCCAGTAGCCCCCGCAGCAATGGACAAAAGTATATTTCCATCTGCTGCATTCTTACGAATCCCACATGTGGTTGCTGTTGATCTACCATTAGTGAAAACAACAACAGTGAGATATCGAAGTGTCCCAGCAACTTTTGTTCGGAAGCTAGCCGATGGACTTTCTGTAGCAGATAAGAAAGCGGATCCTCCTATACGAACAAAGTTTTTTGTACTAGCGGACGAATAATTACTTGACTGACCACACGCGAAGGTAGAAACATATTTCCCTGTTTGGTTTCTTGAACATCCCTTCGACGAAAGTGTTATTGACGTACCACCCGCAGCGGCGATCAGTTGCATGTTAACAGTCTGACCTATACTACAAATGTCAGTATTAACATCATCGAAAAACTGACCCGTTAACCCGGTAGTGATCGTAACTACTTGATTACCGTTGGCGCCGTTAACCCTGAATCTCAGAGTAGCAGATCCAGATAGCGTATTTGCTGTAACTCTAGCAATGAGATTTGAGTATGTTGCTGCTTCTTGTAGAGTTACTTGTGATTGCGCTTCTGTTCCATTGAACTCCCCCGCAGCGGAGATAGCAAGAGAAGATGTAGTGTTTTGGTTGAAGGCTTGAGAGGCTCGAAAAGCCACATTCAAAGCTTTAGACATACTTTCTCCTCTTGACCTTCAAACGTAACTTTTCAACCATTCTCTCCTCCTCCTGATCTTCACATGATTGAATCTTCTTCTCGATCTCCGTATTATTTTTGCGCTGCTCTGCGTAGATATCCAGAAGAAGCCATCCACGATGATAGATACATCTCACTGACTCTGGTTGCTCCAGCTCTCGATTAGTGACGATTCGACAATCACAGGTGTCTGGTTCCCATATCATCTTGAGAATGCCCACGGTTGCATTGAGAGGAGAGCCGCATTAAGTTGTGTATGATCTACGCCTGGAACACTGCCACCCACGCCATCATCATTACCAGGAGCCGAGATGATACCTGTTGCAGTATCGAATCCCATCGCCGCTGCGTTAGCGTAAGTTGTTTGTCCTGGGGTATATGTTCCACCGCCAATAGGAGCAGTACCATATACAGTATTTCCCGCCCAGTTGTAACTTCCACCTGAGTATTGATTTAAGCACGATAGAGCAGTCTGCCCGAAATTACCTGTTGGAGTTTCACCGAAGATACCGGGATTGGGGCCAACGTAATTATTAATCCTGATTGACGTTGCCCCACTTCCACCTAGTTCCATATATGAAACATTCCCCGGAACAACTGTAGCTGTCCACCGATCAATCAAGACACTTTGATTATCAGCGAATAGTTTGAAGGGGCGACATCCCGTAGAGATCCCATACGTCGTTCCGAGATTCTGCAAGAATATGTTATCTAGTGCTATTCTAGCTGAAGGATTCATCGGAAGCGTACCTGGGACATACCTGATCCTCGCATGTACGGTGATTCCTGCGGGGCAGTCCTTGAACAAATGGTTATGAACTACGATATCCTGATTGATATTCGCCGCAGAGTTGATATCTCCCCCCTCCTGGAGATTTTGGAATATCATGGAGATACCATTCTGTCCTGTTGCAGCATTCCGATGCGTGATACAATTCAGAATGAACCACCTCGAAACGTTCTTAGATTCGAAACCGTTCTTCATCCCCAAAGCCGCATTTCCACCATTTTCTGTCATCCACGAAAGCTTCTTAGCGCAAACGACATTCACGCTAAGGATGTCCGATGGATCGCAAATACCTGTACCAGGCAAGACTGGATCAGCTCCGCCGTATAGATCTCCAATTCCAAGAGATTCAATATACACGTTACGACTGTAGATGTATTTAGACTGACTGTATCCACCCATCCCCTTTGTTTCGTTAGAGCCTGTCCTGATATTGATGATCCAAGATTCCAGGAAGGCAAGCTGTTGTCCGTTACGAAGGATTCCATTCTTCATAGTTCCAGCATTTAATCCATCAACAATACACCGATCCAAGACAAAATTCTTCGGTGCTGTTGACATATCAGTGGCTGAGGGATTACGAATAGTAATAAGCCCAAAATTTCCCGCAAATGCTTGTGGCCTTAATACAATCCCCGTGAATGTTACACGAGCTAAGTTGGGATTATCAATTAGAATTAGCCCATCTTCTGTATTCGTTACTGGTCCGGTCCAGATGGAACAAGCTTCTACAGCAGCGATTGAAGGCATTACATTCGCTGTTGGGAGCGTTCCACTGAATGTCACAAACAGAATTCGATCTGCTCCTCCAACATTCGGGGGTTTCCACCCAAAAGCCCCAGAATCAGGCAACGTCAAAGCTGTTGGGACTCTAATCTCCCAATCACCAGATCCAGCAACGAATTCCGCTTGGAAGGTTAAGAAGTCTGTCCATCCAGCAGCTCCAGTATTAGTTACTGTTCTGATTGTTGCGGCTGCGTGGCGAGCTGAACCTACTCTCTGTACATCCCAGCCCCACAAAGGGGTAGCGGGTAGCAGGGTTTGAGTCAGCTCGTCAAAGTACACATCGTAGGCTGGAGATATTCCCCGAGGAAGTTCTGCATTGATGGTCGAGGGGCGGAAGTACCTTCCTCCAGACACAGCAACGGTGACATCTAGCGTATAGACTTGAACGCTAGGCGTTACACCTGTACCAGTAGCGGTGATCGTAATAGCATTACCTGCCGATACGAGAGTAGCAAGAGAGACATCAAGCTGAAGACTAGCACTTGTTGATGGATTTACTATTGACGTGGGCGTGAAGATATTCGTAACACCTGAAGGAAGCCCTGTTATACTTAGTTCAATAGCACCTGTGTAATTTGTTCTAGTAACTACAATTCCCACCGTGACACTCCCACCCTGAAATGTAAATCCAGAGGTAGGAGTTAGGGAAAGTGAGATTGCGGGTGTTGGTGGAGGGGTGGGAGGGGTAACTGGGCTAAGGGGAGTTTTACGCAAGAACATTATCATGCTAAATACTCCTGTTAGTCTTCCCGAATCCAGAGTTCTACGAGGGGAGGATAGGACGCTGAGCGAGCCTGGGCGGCAATCAGCTCAATTGAGATGTTTGAATTAACAGCACCTTCGAGAATGACTCCCTCTGGATCATTATAGCTGATATCAATGCTTGATCCGGTTGGGCAGAGCAGAGTATCAAGCAATTCAGGCGATCCCGCCGTGGGTTCTACCGTATAGTTTCCTTTTATCGTACCTTGAACAGCTCCGCTTGCCGCACCGAAGCGCAAAACTGGAGTGAGTGTAGTTCCAGTACCATCCGCTCCTCGATTTCGCTGAATGAGCGCCTTGATTGGTTCGTCTGTAGCTGTAATGGAACGATCAGATATGCGAATTCGAGTAATTCTCATACGTCTAGCTGTGACGGATGTGTTACAGCGAATGGCAGTCTTTACGGTTGCCGCTACCAAAGTTGTGATTTCTGAAAACACATTGAAAACCATGATAGTTCCTAGTTAGTGGCTTGCATTGAGAGGATGAAAGTGCGATTTGCACCTTCAGCTAGAGTAGAAACAAAGCGAATCCCACGATTGAGAACAAGTTCCACGAATGGAACTGTTGTTCCAACAGCGGGAACATTGATTTGAACAGCGGGAGATCCATTGTACCAGTCTGTCCAAACCGCACTAGCGGAATCTGGTTCATCCTGTTGCGTTACTTGAATCTTTACTGTGCCTGTAAGGGCTGCTGGGGAGGTAATGGCAAGTCCCGCGCTTCCTCCATAACTTTTCCAGGCCCAAGCAGCCTCAGAAGTAGTCTGCCCGGACAAAATTGTAATGGGAAGCGTGATAACTCTTGAAGATGTCCCTGACATAATTTTCTAAGGTTGAGGGTTGATGGTATATGTTTAGTGGATAGGGATAATAAAGTCAATGAGAGTGGATTCCCCTTGCATGAAACAAGATCCCCGACAAAATATTAAAAATTTTGACGCGATCAGATTATTTATAATCAGGCTTGTTGATTTTCCCCTACCCTGGGTACGGCAGCCTCGCGCGCACGGGATAAGGACACGATCGATATCATGCATCCGAGACGCCTCTCTGTCGAAGATTGATCGGCGAGACACGGCACCATACCGTGAGCGAGGTTTCAATCTTCGACAAGACGCCGGAGTCAGCTTGAATCACCCTTGACATTCTCTGGCACTCTACACAGATTGTTAGCTCACGCTGCAATCACGTAGATTATTTTTTGCCACCTTACCCGGAGACGACATGCTCGAGTCAATCGCCAAGATCCAAGTCAGCAGCAACGACGCTGCCAACTTGACTAGCCTGACCAACCTTGACGCCGCGACGTACTACGTCATGGCCCTGCAAGCGGCCTACCCCGATGCAATGATCGATATCGTCAGTGCTCGCCAGCTTGTGTCGGCCCAGCTGGCGGACGGGTCCCCAGTGGATGACCAACGCATCAGCGAAATGCGCGAGATCATCGGCCTGACGTGGGAGCGGCTCGCGATCGACTACCCGCAGTCAGACATGCAAGAGGAAGAGGACGCAGACGAAGCCGCCTTGCAAGCGACCTATGCAGCGCTCGATATCGCCAGCGTACACGACATTTACAAGTCGTATCCCGAACACGGGCGGTACGGTATTCTGGGCAGACGCGCCAACGGCTGGATGCTGATCCTCTATCCCACATACGGGACTGGGGAGCTCACGATCAGGGAGTCGGTCCCGTCGCTGGAAATGGGCCGCTTCCTGATGCGCGCGCTGGCGACGCGGCCGCAGGACGACGTAAGCTAGACGGGCTGGCCAGCAGGGAACAACAGGCCACCAAGGGACTCCCTCTGGTGGCCTGTTTTGCGCCCGGACGTGCAGGGACGTGCAGGGCGGTCGATCGAAATGGGGTCCACTGCTACTAGCGGACGTGCGGGGAGTTCGGGGCCCTGCAAGCCCTAAATGCAAAAGGGAAAATGGGGGGGTGTATCTTCAAAAATATAAAATCTATATATACATATATACACATATATTACTATTTAAGGGAGCCACCCTGGCTTGCTTCGCTTCACGCCATGCAGGGCCCCGACCTACCCCATATCCACTAGGCACTGAGTACCCCGCATTTCGATCAACCGCCCCGCACTTGCATTCTACCACCCTCGCATTATATTCCCCTATTCGCGCGTCCAATCCTCATAACGGAGAGCGTCACTTTGCCAGCAAGATCACTCCCCATTCAGCACTGCTACTCTTGTAGCAGTCAGCTCAACACAACAACGTGCGTGTCGGTCTTTCACGAGAACCGATATGTACAAGTATGCCCAAACTATGCAGGGCGTGATTGTTCCTTCGTATGCCGCTCGTGCACAGGGCGGTTCCTGCGAATAGATCAATCCAATACCATTCGCGATCATTGTCGGGCGTGCAGTCTACTCCAAGTTGAGTGTATCGGCTGTCTTCAAATTATGGGAGCGGCCGAGGTAATAAATGGACGGTGCGCCTCTTGTGTCGAAGACCGTGATAATTATATCCGCGAATCCAATTCCGTCGCCGAACTGCGCGAGCTTGCACTTGTACGCAACCAAGAACGTCAACGACAGTACGAACGCCAGCAGCGTGAGCATTATTTTCTGGGGTTGCCAATAATCGGCGATTATCATTCCTCTCTCAGAAAGGAAGCCACATGGCGGTTAGCGTCAGCATGGACGCGCGCCAACAATTCCCGATTTATCGGCGTTGAGCTCGAAATCGAATCACGCGACATTTCCATATATTGCACCGACGATTGTAATGAAGATTGTGACAACGACTGTGAAGGAACTCACGGACGCGACGAACCAGACGACAACGAAGCATGCAAACGATTTGCGCTTGCGGCGCTACAAGCCGCTCACACACCCACATGCACAAAACGCAAGTTGTTCGCTGAACATGATGGTAGCCTCACAGCCGGCTTCGAATTAATCACTCAGCCTATGGGACTGGATGACCAAACCACACTCTGGACGGCAGTACTACAACCATCTGTCTTGCGTGGCTGTTACAGTCACCAGACGTCAACTTGCGGACTACATGTCCATATCAGCCGCGCGGGACTCGCTGAACTCACGATCTCCAAGGCTATCGTCGCGATCAATGATAAGTCGTGGACCGATCTAGTCCATTGCGTCGCGCGTCGCGGCTCTAACGGCTACTCTGAACGAAAGTCAAACTTGGCGTCGTGCAAGCGTGTCGCGAATATGTCCACAGCACGATACGAAATGATTAACACGCTCAATCGTGCAACTATCGAATTTCGAATTTTTCGAGGTACCTTAAAGCTAGAATCGCTGCTAGCTGCCATCGAATTTTCGAATGCCGTAATCAATTGGGCTGCCCAAACCAGCGCGCGAGCGCTAGAAGTGCGTCACTTTCTCGCTTGGCTGGCAATGCCAGCCAATGCGCACGATACAAAAAACTTGCGCAGCATGCTCGCCACTCGTGAACCCACGCAATACAAGCACTTGATTTCAGCAAAATCCTTGCTGAAATCAACCACCACGACCGACACGGAGAACTAAATCATGTGCTTAATCCTACACCAACGCAAAGGATACACACTACCGCGCACGGAACTGATAACAATCTGCACCAAGAATTCAGACGGGTTCGGCCTGATGTATTCCCATCGCGGCCAACTATTTACGTTAAGAATGGTAGGCACGCTCTCTGAAACGCTCGATGCTTACTACAAATACGCGGCTGGCCGTGACTGCTTGCTACATTGGCGCATGAGAACACACGGCAACGTAAATATTCAAAATGCTCACCCGTTCGTACTAGGTGAGTCAGAAGTTGCCCTAATGCACAACGGGGTACTGGACTGTGGCACGCCGCACGAAGATATGTCAGACTCGTATCACACAGCCGAGTACCTCTTTAAGCCGATAGCCGAAAGCACACCTGACTTACTTTTCCAGCCTCATTTTATAGAGGTAATGGGCGGGTTGATCGGGACAGCGAACAAAATTGTCGTCATGGACCGTAAGGGACAAGTCGCAATCATAAACCGTTCAGGTGGAGTCATGCATGATGGTTGCTGGTTTAGCAACACGTATGCATGGAACGCACCCGCACACCTCACACCAAAACAATTAAATTGGCACCACTACTACCAACGCGCCGATTGGGCTTCCCCAATCTCACCACCGATAGTACAGCTTCCGTCACCACCGATAGTGCAACTTCCACCTGCAACAACAATGGAATCGCTTCATAAGGCTGTCGAAAAGTCACAGGAAGCCGGAGCGTTAGAGTGGGCCACTCGCAATCCGGCAACAGCGCGTCAACTTATCAACGAATGGTTTGCGGTAGACTCTCATACGCTGTCAGCCGAGCGAGTGGCCGAACTCTTGTATGATCTCGGCACTTCGATTCTCACAGAGGTTGAAACCTAACCGCATGCAATTTCCACCCTCTTTATTACTTCTCTGGGCGTCCTTTAAAGGCGCTCAGAGGAAGTACGATACTAGCGTATCCCTTTCGGTGTCCGATCCAAGACACTTAGAAGTGGTGACACTAGAATATCTCACCTCTCGCGATCTGTGGAACACACATCATAGAGCATTCGAAGCTGAGTGCTCTAACACCAGCAACCAGAGAATCTTCTAATGGACACACCAACGTCGCGTAAGGTATACACAATTTCATTCACGGAAGAAGAGCGAGCTCTGATGGTACTAGCAACTGCTACGGGCTTACACATGGCCGTTGGGCAGACTACGCCAGCAGTCAATGTCTTGGTAGCGCTGCGTGACCTACTCAAGCACATGTCACTCGATGAATTTGAGAGGTTCCGGTATAAGCTTTCCCAGTTTGTGCCTGTTCCTTGACAATGCCGTACCCTCTCTTCATATTGTCCCGTATCCTTCATTATGGAGCGGGACAGTATGGAAAAGATCACAGTTAACACGTTGCGAGCGGACAAGTTGAGAGCTGCTGTGGCTCGCGCGCGCAGGTTGGCGTTGCGAGCGGACAAGTTGAAAGCTGAAACGCGGGTTGCTGCTTGACCGGGCACAGTGAGAAGGGACCGGCGTGAATAGGGTAGGTTTATTCCCTATGAGTGGTTCGACTCCACACCCTTTTTTGCCTCACTCTGAGGCTGTATTACCTCCCTACACTCTGGATCATATTATGAGCATCACCAAGATTTACCTCAGCGGCAAGAAAGATTCAAAGACCGGAGCCGAACTAGCTTGGAAGATCAACGCCTCCAAGCTTTCGGCTGAGAAGTATCCTAACGGCCCACATGCGACCATTCAGGGAACAAAGAAAGGGGAAAAGTTGTCAGTCCTTCAGATTCCACTTTTCCCCTCCAACGTGTCCGCCCGAGCCTTTACCACTTTGGAAGACGTTCAAGCCGTTGCGCAAACCCAATTTAACGGTTGGGTTATTCGTTCCGCCAACGAACAAGCGAAGGTAGCGGCTGAGGAAGCCGCGAAAAGTTATGCAAGGGATGTCGAAAGTTTCGCCGGAGAGTCGTTGAACTTTGACGGCACAGCCATTGATATTTTCGCGGCTCCGGTAGAACGCGTAGAAAGGGTCGCGAGCGCTAAAATGCAATTCTCCTCTTCACTTTCCAAGGTTGAAGGCTTGGAGAATCTGAGCGATACTGACCAGCTTGCTGCGTTGCGTGCGTTGTACGCAGAAATCAAGCGGATCGCCAGCAACTAATCCACCGATGAGGGGCATAGGGTATCTATGCCCCTCATTGTAATTCTTCCACAGACCGGCAAGCGCTAGTAGCTCAGGTGGATAGAGCGGCAGCCTTCTAAGCTGCGGGTCGGGGGTTCGAGTCCCTCCTAGCGCATTCTCCTCTCTCCCTTCCTCTCTCCCTTCCTCTCATGTTTACTATAGAACTCCTTACCCAAGCAACTAACGGGCTCTCCTCTATTGAGAACTCCATAATTGCAAAGAATCAGTGGACGAAAACATGGACAACGCTACTTAGCTCAACGCTAACTGCGAAAGTAGGAGAATCACGTTTTCACATTCAACGAATCGGATGTGAGCCACCGACAATAGAAGTAAATTTATTCTATTTCCTCTCACTACATTCCGCTAAACCCATTGAGAGAGCAAAAAGAATCTCTCAATTTATTCTACATTTCGCCGATGCTATCCGGCACGCCCAAGATATGACTCGGATTTCGGCCTTCCTCTCTCCGACACAAGCAAGAGTTATTCAAGCTGAGAGAGAGCGAGCGGAGCGAGCTATCTTAAGGGATACTAGGGGTATTCTCCCCGACAGGTTTTTTTCTGTCCAGTGGATAGCCGTAGTAAGTGAGAAGATTACTCCCCAACGCTCTAACGTGGCAATTATACAAAGTCAAGAATTCCCAACACAATATGATCTCGCTCAGGAAGGGAAGCGCCAACTGACTGAGCGAATTCTCGCTGACCACTCAATCGCGGAAACGCTCCAATTAGCCGAACCCCATAAGGATGAGCCAGCCCCCACCTCCGTCACCATCGAAGCTAGAAATGGGGCCATGCACACAACCGTCAGTTACGAGGCCCCAGCTTGACCCGAGAGGGGCGATCTCCCCCTCCTGAAGGGTAGAGGTAGGGCCAGTTCTAGCTAAGTCTGCTGAGCTGGCCCTTGACTTTTGAGGGCAATCCCATTATACATTATATCATGAACCTTTACAGCCTTCATCCTATCCAACATGACAGCATCCAAGAAGAACATCCTCAACAATCCGCCGCTCTTCTACGTTCTCTTTTATGATCCCTACAGAGACGAAATTATCATGACGTGGAAAGATGAACACGGCTTTAGATATTCTACTGACTTGGTACACGTTCCTAACGGGGTTCCAACATCGCGGAGCCCCAGTGATTGGGTCACGACTGAAAACATTTTTTCTTATCGGGAGATCATCGAACAATGCTAACCTTTCTTGTTGATAAGATACTCATAAATCCAGCTCACAACGGATTTAAGTTTGACCTTCCGGGAAGCGGAAATTTTCTCGCCGCTCAAGAGCAAGGAGATCAAATTGCAGTCTGGTACGAACTGACAGGACAGGAGCGCGGAGTGACTCAATACGTAATGTATTGGACCGGGGTGGATATTCATTCACCTACTACACTTTTCCTAGCCTACCTTACAACGATTCAATGCAGCAAAAACGGTCTGGTGTGGCACTTATACAAGAGAATCCCACAGACCACACACTTTGAAGTATGACGATTCTCTCACCTCTCCGATACCTTATAGGGGTTCACCTTTCACAGAAAGGCTTTACTCCTTCTATTACAGTTCCAGTTAACAACATCCTTCGTCTAATTGACGAAGAATTGATCGGGGTGGGGTACGACTTTATCAATCCTGCCATCTCAAGAGAAGTTGAGAGGCTTGAAGATGCCATTCTAGGAGTTGAGAGGGGGATAGATGAAATATCCGATCTCCCCCTTCCCCTAGATTCACCTGTTCTAGAAGACATATTCCCCGAAGACCCCCTTTCATTCCTAGATCAGGATTCCGAAAGATGAGCACACTTTCAGCCAACACTCTTTTCTCTCACTCCCGATACATCATTCCTATTCCCGGTGGAGCGAAGGCGAATATCTTCATTGTAGAAGACCTAGAAGGTAATCCACATGAAGTTATCTGCTCTATAGGAAAGGTGGGAACCACGATGTCAGGGTCAGGAACAACAATTGCCCGTCTCCTCTCTTCTATCATCAGAGAAACTTCCCTCGATGAAGCAATCGGCCTCATGAGCGAAATTTCTCTCGATATTGCAGAGAGTCACGAGGTGAAATATGAGAATGAAGTTTGTCGATCTCTCACAGAAGCTTTCACCATAGCTTTAAGGAAGTATCGCTCACTGAATATGAGGATAGAAAGATGAACCTCTCAAACATCAATGAGAAGTCTTCTGCCATATTCAGACTAATTCAGCAATCCTTCACCCAACTTCAACCATACGAGATTGCCTATCTCTGCGGTTGGATAGGAGCAAGCACTTTGAGAGGGAACATTCCGAAATCTCATAACATAGATTCCGTCTCTATCTCCCTAGTCTCTGAGATGTTCTACACTGAACTCCTCTCCGATTCTGAATTCGCCGACTACATCACCCATAAGAAAGCAAGAAGGGACGAAAATGAGAAGCTTAAGCGCGAACAAGTTCTCGATTCTCAAGCCGATATCAGAACAGATCGAAGCAGCATTAACGATGAACATCCCAAACTTCAAGATCTATCACCCGAAACCTCACGTCTTGAAGAAAGATCTTGAACACTTCAAGGCGCTTTACTGCCCTCACTGGAAGGGGAAGTTTCAAATGTGGATGGACCTGGATCACCGCCTCCTAGAAATCAAGTTCACCGTCATCCCTAAAACTGAGTTCTCCTTCAATGGAGAAGACTTCACAGAACTACATAACGTAGATGGAATTATTGAGCGGGCTATGTTCAACAGGGATAAACAGTCTAGGTTCATCAAGTCCCAGCTCTCTCCCACCGATCTAGCTGCTCTCAAAAGACTTCATAAGTTTTTTTACGTTCAGGAGACTCAAGAGCACCTTATATTCACTCCTAAACTTGAATTGGAGCTTGAACCATCTCCATCTCCATCTCCCTATCAAAACGAGGATCCTTCGAGTGACACTCCACATTTCGGCTTTTAGTTATTCATTCCGATCAGATCGCGAAGTTGCGATAAACAAACGCATAGACAGGGCGCAAGCTGCCTACGATAACATGACTCCACCTGAAGATACACCCGAGCCATCTGAACCGCCCGAGCCACCTGACGAGCCAAGGGGAGGGGAAGAAAATGAGTTCGACAACTAGAAAATCTCAAACCACTATCTACATTGATCGTGAGAAGTGGAATGAAGTTTCTCGACGAATTCCAAATATGACGCTCTCCTTTTTCGTCGATCACTACCTCTCTAATCTACTTACCCTCTTGATTGAAAAGGGTATTTCGCTTGAGGATATTTATTCTGAAGCGGCCAATCAAACTCTCGAACAAGCAGAGGTGGAACCGTGATTACTCATTCAGTCCCTAAGAGAAAGTTCCTTCCTACCCTAGAGCGATCTGAACCTCTCATTAAGGATCACACGGCGGTCAAAACATTTATGGAGTGTAAGCGGAAATACTTCCTCCGTATGGTTGCAAGTAGAACAGCCAGAACTTCCGCTCTTGAATCCATCTTCGCTTGGGGTTCCGCTGTACACAAATTTGCAGAAGTCTACTCGATCTCCTATGATATCGAAAGTGCAGGGGATGCCGCCTCCCAAATGTTCAAGAAACCCGTTCTCGATAAGCCCTCTTGGGCTCACTTGGATTTTCAACGCTTCGCACAAACACTCGGAGAGGTTGCAAAGTTCTTCGATCAGGAAAAGGAAAGCGGTTTTATCAAAACAGAATCCGTTGAGACTCCATTCAACTTGGAACTCCCGGACGGATCAGTTATTGGAGGGCGGATAGACGCACTTCTCTCTTATAGTGGGGGGCAGCAGTGGGTAAGAGACCTCAAAACAACAACCAAGAATCTCCACTGGTTTATCCAATCACTTGATCCGAACGATCAAGCGACACGATATGTTTACGCTCGCTCTCGCATGATGGGTTGGGATTCAACCTCACAAAAAATCTCACAGAAAGCAAACGGGATTGAATTTCTCGTTATCTCGAACGAAGCACCCACGAAAAGTAACAAGAAGGGACCAAAGATTGAACGCTTCCCCCTCTCCCGCTCAAACGACCAACTTGTTGAATTCGAACGTCAGCAGATGTTCATTCACAAGATGATTGATCTTTGTCGGGAAGCAGATGAATGGCCCATGGAGATCACCTCAAACTGTCAGTGGTGCGATTATGTATCAGTCTGTCGAGCACCGAACGAAAACAATATGGAACAGAGGTTGAAGAGTGACTTCAACTATCGGCCATGGGATCACCAGAAGGTGGAGCAAGACAAATGAAACTTTACGAACTTCTAGATGACGAACTTCCACGTATCCGAAAGCTCCTCACTGACAGAAATGTTCTTATGTCTGAGGTCAAATCTATCAGCGTGGAGATTAACAACACTATCGTCATTCATCTCGGAGACGAATACATCTTTCCAACAACTCGACCATCCTCATGAAGCTTTCAAAACTCGCTCCATCTCTATCAGAAAGTCTCATTGTTCTTGTGTACGCTAAACCCAAAGTGGGGAAGTCCTACTTTGCGGCGACGGCGGCGGAAACAGATCGTGTAGTCGTCATCACTGATCGGAATGGCCTTGAAACTTACGCAGGGGCAGACCTGAAAAAGAACTTTCCCTCCGTCAACTTCGGAAATGTCGATGTAGAACTTATCGACACTGACTCTTCCATCTCTGAAGCGAATGCCTACCTGAACTTAGTCAAAATTCTCATTGATCTTTTTGAGAATCGCCTTTCTGAGTGGGATACTCTCATCATAGATGATTCCTCATTCCATCAACGGTCAGCGATGAATCTCGCGATCAAATTAAATGGGGCTGCGGGGAGATCAAATACCTACAGCTCTGCGACGAGATCCAAAGGATTCAACATCGCTCCAGGACTTACCCAGGCTGACTACCAAATGGAAATGAGATACATTACAGATCTGTTGGTAGACATCACCTCTTCATGCCGGAGATACAAGAAAAATCTCATTGTTCTTGCTCATGAAGGGATCATCTGGGCAAAAGATCCAGCTCGCCCCAAAGATCCCGAATACATCTCCGCTATTATTCCACTTTTCACAGGCAAAAAAGATCCGCAATCAGCTTCAAAGCACTTCTCTATCGTCATGCGCCTCACCGTAGCGGGGAAGGAGGCGAGTCGAGAGGTGAAAGCTCAATGCAAGGGCGATAACATCGTAGATGCAGGTGATAGATATGGAGTTCTCAAGACCTACGAATCTAACTTAACCTGGAGGATCCTCAAAGAAAAAGTAGCAGCTCAGATAGCATCCATCGAACCACCGACTCCCACCCCCTCACTTGAGGATGAAGATGACAGTAAAGGACCTACTTGATTTGGTCAACGAACTTTTACGAAGTTCTGTTATTGGGCCATCTACCCTCGTTAAAATTGACAGGGGGCACTTGGAAGCGGTTCCGCTCCACAAGCTTGAACACGAGATCCAATTCACCGGACAGCCTTATCTTAAACTCTCATAACACCCATCAAAAATGGTCTTCAATCCTCTCGCAGCATCGTTTGACACAACCTTTTTCACCATCCCTGAAGGTACACACCGCTTCAAGATCATAGGAACAAAGCTGCGCAAGCAGAAGTGGGGAGAACATGAAGCATACCTTCTCGACATTATAACTAGAGTCGAAATGGGGAATGCAGAAACAAACGGGAAACTTGTAACGTTCGGGAACGCGGTTGCCTCCTATGATCCTGCAACCCAATCCGCACGGGAAGATGAAGAGGGGAACGCTGTCGTTGACTTCAAGCAGGTAGCTGAAATTATTCATGCTGTTTTCGGCTATGAGAATGGGAACAAGCGAGAGGATGCTCGCTTTGTTCGCGAGCGGACCGACCTCGACCTCTCTGTTGACTGGGAGAGCTTCACGCTCACAGGTTTAGGGTGGGATCAAATCAAAGAGTGCTCGTTTATCTCTGATGTTACTCACAGACAAGACAAGAAAGATCCGAATAAATCTTACGCGAAGTTTAATAGGATTCGTTCGGTGTAGTAGGACGTAGGGAATCTCTCACATAACACAACGCAAAAATCTTAATTTCGTAACGACATCAGCGTTCCCTGTTATGAAACTCAATCGGCGATTGGCGCAACGGTTAAAGATTATCCGCGGCCTCCGACGTATGCCATAACGAAAATGCAAGTAGGATAAGCAACACTATCCGAAGCACCGATTGAGCTTGAGGGACCCCATTCACACCACCACAACGGAAACAGTGACTTTCTCGCGGCCCTATCCATCAGTTAACACCTCTATCGAACGTATCCTACAAGATCATCTCCCTCTCGAATACAAAGGAGTTCTTGAACGCATCTCCTCCCTCACTCTGGAGTTAACAGAGTATGAAAATTACAAAACCTACCTTATCCGCATTGCGCAAGCATCGGAGATTTGCCTTACTGAAGATCGACTCGGAGGAGAAGATCCGACTCCTTCAAGTCTTCTACCGCAAGCCGAAGATGCTAGCGGAAATGCAGCGGAGAAAGGCCGCTGGCGAGAGCAACCTAGTTCCCTCTAAGATCTGCTTCCAGGTCGAGAAGATTTATTAATCATTCACCCAAGAGTAAAACCATGCTTATCACAGCTACGCTTGACGCTATCGTCGATATTCAAAATCATCTCGTATCCATTGAGAAGCGGCTCCGTCAGATATCAGCTCTCATCGACCCCCCCGGCCCTTATCCCATTCGCCCCGTGGGATCACTGATCGACCAAGCTATTCTTGAGGTTCCACCTGAATTTCAGGTTGGCCGCTCAGTTTTCTTCAATCATGACCCACTGAAGCGCCTAGTCCCCATCACTCTTCTAGGAAGTGCAGTCATTCAAGTTCAACTCACCCTTGAGCTTGCATCCTGGCTCAATTTCGATGGGAATTCCGATCTTCTCCTCTTCGTGTACCCCTCCGCAGTAACGCTAAGCGATGCCCCTTAAGCCAATAGGTACTCAAGTTCTCGTTCAACAAGTCCCAGCCTCCTTTCGATACTCCTCTTCGATCCTAGATCTCAAAGTTCCCGATCAGTACATCAAGAAATCGAATCAAGGAATTGTGAAAGCGGTTGGGGAGAGAGTTCGGGATATCAAACTAGGCTGGTATACGGGATTTGAAGACAGTCGCGGTCTAGTCATAGAGGACAAACACGGACGCTATCAGATACTCGAAGAGTCGGACTTCGAATATCATATCGAGCTGGAGGATGAGATCATCCCTGGGATCTTCCTTCAAGCTGAAGACGGTTCCTTTTTTCCTGCTCCTTTTGAAGCTATCTTTTCTTGTATCATGGAACATCGAATCTCCCTCCCCCATCCGATCCAGTCAGTGAAGGAAATTCGATAATGTACTTCGTAAACTACAAGCTCACCTTCAATTACTGCGGAAGAATCCCCATCAGTAATGTTCAAGGGGTTAGAGAAGCTGAAGAGAAGCTTCGAAATCTCACACCAAGTGAACTTCAAACTCTCTCCGACACTTCGAGTTTTACTATCTCCGCTCAAGCTGAACCTCTCTTTGATCTATCTCAGCTCATTCTTTTCGAAGATGAGTTTTCATGATTTACATTCTCTTCGGAGTTCTCTGTAACTGGATCTTCACCTCCCTCAAGGGAACCCTCAAATGACCTCAGTTAAGACGTAGAAAGATGACTCTCCCCGTGATTCCTCGCAGAGAGTGGGAGCCTGAGCAGACTATCTATAACCTACTACTCCAGTATCCCACCTTTGAACTTCGAGCACTCGCCCAGATCTACCTGAATACTGTATCCAAAGCGACACTCTGGCTAACCTTTTCAACAGAGTACAAGACCTACCTTGCTTCTATATACACGCCGAATTCTGGTCCTTCTGTCTACCTGCCATTCCTCGATCAGTACGCGAGATGTGTCCTCAATCAAACCGAGTCAATCATGGACCTTTCAGCTTTAAAAGTAGTCGTCATGAGTAACATGGTAGCGGATTTCAATCCGCTCGCTCCTCTTGGACCCTCGACTGAAAATGCTGCCATCATGATGCAGTATGTTACTGAAAGAGAGCAACAAGCTGGAGCTTTTGAACTTCCAACACTCTACATTGCTCCTGCGGGTAATTACCGTATCGCTCCTGATATTTTCAGATTCTCCAAGCCGAAGCAATGGCTAATGGGAATGGGTCGAAATCTCATTACAGCCTTCTACGGCGAGCCAACTACAGCAGGAAACAATCGGTTCTTTTCAGCGAACTCCGACGATAATCCCTATACGACACTCTTTGGATGTCGCTTTTTGAACTTTTCGGTTCGGGGATATAACCCCGATGTTATTGGTCCCACCGCCGCTGCGAACCGACATAAGAAAGTCGCGTTTTACTCTGTATGCACCAGTGAACTTTACATCGACACAGATATCAATTTGTTTGAAACTGGTACTGCTATGTACGGAGCGGAGGGGGGAAGTGAAGGGCTTGACTGGCGAGGGAAGGAACTTCCTCACATCATCAACCCCACCTGGGTTACTGATATAGCAATCCATTGTCGGCTTAATCCAAAAGAGCCGCTCAATCAAATTGATTGCGATCTTATGGACGTTGTAAATGCTTATTTCGTCGGCACCAACGGACCCAACACAGAATATCTTATACAGTTTGACGCTGGATTGAAGATCACAGGATTTAAGATGCGAGGGAACAACGTTTTCGCGCTGGGAAGGGGCTCGATTAGACTTGTCGAAACGACAGGAGGCTTTGACACTGTGGGGTTTGAGGTTGAATCCCTTCGTCATGAGAGCGCAGTTGCTTCCACAGATCCAGGTATCCTCATTCGTAAGGGAGGTTCAGGGAAGATGTTTGATCTTCACCTCAGAAAGGTTTTACCTTCGTGGGGTGGAGCTGGCATCCATCTCGAAGGAGTCCGTTATTCTTCTATACAAGGCGGAGGTTATTACGATAATTCTACGCAATCACTTACGCGTAAAGCACTCATTCTCGGAGCTGGTATCAGAAGTCTCAAGGTAGATGGATTTTACATCCCTTCTCTACCTACGTCGGGAGGGGTGAATCTTCTCACCCTAGGTAGTAATACGAAAACTTTCACGACAGGAGATGCTGTACCCGGAGGGACAAACCCCGCTGGGGAGTCGAAGAACCAACTCGACTCCATCGTTATTTTCGATTCACCGTAGTCTCACTTCATTCTATTCAACCGATCATGCAAATCTTTACTATCGAACGCGGCTTCCCAATCCCCACAGGCGGGTATCGTGGTCAGCCATCACCCTATCCATTCGCAAATCTTTCTATAGGGGATTCCTTTCTTGTCCCTTTCGATTTCAAAGTTTCTGGGAGGGCACTAACTCCTCAGCAGTTGCGCAGTAGGCTTCACGGTGCTGCGGCTTGCGTGCGAAGACGGCATCCCGAACGCAAATTCACAATCCGCAACAGTGAAGATGGTGTTCGGTGTTGGAGAGCAGTTTAACAGTGAGTTGAAGTAGGTGGGTAGAGACAGTGCGCCCCGCCCCGGCGAGGGCGCCTGTCGAATGCCCGCCACTTCCCCTCCCTCCTTACCCCCGTGCCAGCCCGCTCTTCCTTGCCCCCTCTCCGCCCTCTGTCGTAGTCCTCTCCCTCGTGAGGTTGTCATGATTCCACAGTCAAGTTATTGCCGTGTCTACCCCGGCGCCGCAGCCGTTGAAGGGTTTGGGAATGGGGGGCCGTGCGCGTGTACCCATGCCTGTCGAATAGACGGGTCGATTCTTTCGGCCGAAGGCCTCGCCGCCGAAGACAAAGCGTACGCGGCGACGGTTGCGCCAGACCCCGTTACCTACCCGCCGCACTATCGGCGGGGCAAGGTAGAATGCATTGACGCAATCGAAGCAGCCACAGGGGATGGGTTCCTCCAGTATTGCAAAGGCAACGCGATCAAGTATCTCTGGCGCGCTGGATTGA